GCGGTGAACCCGGAGGCGGACAACCTCGCCAATCTTCCGAGGGATTACTACGTTCACGCCGGCACGGGGATGGATAAGGAGTTTATCAACGTCTATCTGGCGTGTGAGTATGGTGTGTCTTTGGCTGGTCGTGCGGTGTATGAGACGACGTTCAATCGGTTGAAGCACGTGGTATCCGGCCCGTCCGACGAGCTCGTTCCCATAAAATCACAATCACATCCAATAGTTGTAGGGGTGGATTTTGGTCGGACTCCGGCGGCGGTGTTTACGCAGTTGACACCTTCCGGCGTGTTGAATGTCTTGTCAGAGCTCACGTCGGAGAACATGGGTATTCGGGCATTTATGGAGCAGCTGCTCATACCGCACATAGCCAAGTATTATCAGGGGTGTCATATTCTGTTGGCGCCGGATCCGGCGGGGTGGCAGCGGTCGCAGGTGAATGAGGATGCGCCGGTGGATGTGTTGAAGCGGTGTGGGTTTCGGCTGGTGAAGCCGCGGACGAACAACCCATTGATGCGTGTGGAGGCGGTGGAGTGGTTTTTGGCGTCGGTTGTTGATGACAAGCCAGGGTTTCGGTTGCATGCGGCGTTGTGTCCAGTGTTGTATGAGGGCTTTCGCGGGCGGTATCGGTGGAAGGAGTCTCGGGCGGGAACGTTGGTGACAACGGCTGCGTCGACGCCGCAGGTGGTGAAGGATTTTGTGTCGCACGTACACGACGCGCTGCAATATGCGTGTGTGGTTCAGAAGCAGAACCTTGGGTTGGTTGAGTCGTCCAAGGTCACGGATATACCGTATGTGACGTTTGAGCCGTTGGATGCGGAGGTAGGGTACTGATGGATATCAAAGAGTTGGAGCAGTTGGTTGCGAAGTGGCGGCTGGAGGCGGTGTCGGGCCGAAAGAACGCCGGGCTGGACCTTATGTGGGAGGAGGACCAGGACGCCTACGAGGGATCCGATGGGGGTGGGGCGGCGGTTTTAAAAGGCATGTCCCTGACGGATGGTTTACACGTGCAGACCACAAAGCCGTCATCGACCCGTTCCCGGGTGGTGATGAATATTACGCGGCCCTATGTGGACGCTGCGGCGGCGCGGGTGCAGGATATGTTGTTGCCGACACGTGAGCGGAACTTTCTTATCAAGCCTACGCCGATTCCGGCGCTGGCCTCGGCGGCCAAGGGGGAACTCAACAAGCCGCTGACCGAGGCCGGGGTGGACCCGGTGCAGGTGCAGGACTTTGCGCAGCGTACATTGCAGGAGGCCAAGCGCCGGGCGGAGGTGGCGCAGAAGCAGATTGATGACTGGTTGGTGGATAGCAAATGGAACGCCGAGGTTGCCAAAGTCATCGAAGATGCCGCACGGCTGGGTGTGGGTGTGCTGTGCGGCCCGGTGCCGCACAAAATGAAGCACGTCCGGGTGGATAAGTCCGGTGAGGCAGCCACCATCGCGCTGGTATATGAGGAGGCCATTCAGCCAGTATCACGCCGGGTGGACCCACGGAACTTCTTCCCGGATCCGGCGTGTGGGGAGAACATCCACAACGGGCGCTACGTGTTTGAGCGTTCTTACATGACTAAGCGGCAGTTGGCCGATCTCGTTGGGGTGCCTGGGTATCGACGGGCGGCTATTGAGGCGGCGCTGGAGGAGGGGCCTTCGCGTATCGTAGCGGACGGGTATCGCGCGCGTGAGGACGTTAGTGAGTCCGAGCGGTATGAGGTGTGGACGTTTTATGGCTACATCGAGAAGGACCAGCTGGAGCTGGCTGGTGTGGAGGCGATGCTGCTGGAGGCGGTCGGTGCGCTGGTGGTGCCGGCCATGTTGGTGACGACGAATGATCGCATCATCAAGGCCGCGATCAACCCGCTGGATACTGGTGAGTTTCCGTACGACGTGTTCGTCTGGCAGCGGGTGCATGGGAGCTGGGCCGGTAAAGGCGTGGCGCGACAGATACGGTCCCCACAGCGCATCATCAACGCAGCGACGCGGAACATGATGGACAACGCGGGCTTATCGTCTGGGCCACAGATCGTCATTGACAAGCGCGGCATCATGCCGGCGGATAAGTCATGGGAGCTGACGCCCCGGAAAGTGTGGTTCGCCACCGACGAGCTGGGTACGGGCGACGTGCGGGCGGGCATAACGGCAATCAATATTCCGTCCCTCCAGCAGGAGCTGCTGGCGATAATCCAGTACGCGCTCAAGATGGCCGAGGACGTGACCGGCATTCCGCTCATCCTTCAGGGCCAACAGGGAGCGGCGCCGGAGACCGTTGGTGGTATGCAGCTGCTCCATAACAACGCTACCACGGTACTGCGACGGCTGGCGCGTACATTCGATGACCAGATCGTCATTCCTCACATCAAGCGGTACTACCAGTGGTTGATGATGTACTGCGACAACGACGAAGCCAAAGGCGACTACACTATAGAAGCACTTGGGTCCACGGCGTTGCTGGAGCGGGACATCGAGGCCACGGCGCTGGTGCAGCTGAGTGAGTACGCGCTCAATCCAGTGTTCGGGGTCAAGCCGCGTGAATGGTTCCGGGAGCTCATCAAGTCCCAAGGGCTCGATGCGGACAAGTTTATGATGAGCGACGAAGAGTACGCCCAGATGCAGCAGGCACAGGCACAGCAGCCCCCGCAGATGCCGCAGGTCATGGCGGCACAGATCCGCGCAGAGGCCGAGCTGCAGAAGGCCCAGATGCTGGCACAGCTGGAAGCTGAGAAGCTCCGCGTCCAGGACGAAAACCAGAAACTTCGCATCCGCACCGACCAGGACCGCGATACGGCGTACGTCACTTCGCAGATACGGCGTGATGAGGCCACATACGTGGCCCGTCTACGTGAGCTGGAGCTGAAGCGTGAGCTTGCAATGCTTGAGTACGCGATGGAGCACAAGATTGCTATCGAAGAGGTTAAAGCCCGTCTTGCGTCGGATGCGATGAAACTTCGTGTGCAGAAGGAGCTCGCTGCTATGGATGCTCCGGGGCAGGCGCTTACACCACCCACAGAACCGCCGGGTAAAGCACCCGCCGGGCAGGCATACCAGAGGTGATTGACAAATGGATGCGTTCCGTCTTACATACGAAGAAACTCAATCCACAACGTGGAGGAAAGTCATGTCAAAACTTGAAGAGCGTGAGGCGCACCTTCTGCGGAAGCTGCGGTCCGACGTGTCTGAAGTGGAGACGGCCAAACTCCGTGGTGCGTTGCGGGAGTTGGAAATTCTGGCCGGGTTGGCATACGACCCCGCCGACATTTAGCCCAGCCTGATGGCTGCGCCATAAGGAGCGTTTTATGGCAGAAGAACAGGTTACCCAGCAGACTACGGATGAGCAGGACTTTTATGATGCGTTTGGCGCCACGTACCAAACCGACGCCGCTACAGAGCCGCGATCGGCAGAAAGTACAGCGCCGGAAGCATCGCAGCAAACCGCTGATACACAGGAGAGCGTATCGGAGCAAACCGCTGATACACAGGAGAGCGTATCGGAGCAACCGCCTGCTGATCCCGGGCTTCCGCTGAGTGCGTTCGATGAGCAGACGATCAAGACCCTGCTCGCGAAGAGTGCGAAGGTGGATGCCCTCGAAGAGGCAATGACTCGTCAGGCGCAGGAGCTGCGCCGGGCCTATGGGAAGATCGGAGAGCTGAACTCACATCTCAAGCAGCTGATGCAGGCTCCGACGAAGCGCGGTATTCGTCAGATTGAGTTGAAATTCAATCGGTTGGAGCAGGAGTACCCGGAGCTTGCGGAGCTGTTGAAAGAAGACCTGGCCGCTGCGCTCAGTGTGGCCCAGGAAGAGGTGGATGCTGCACAGCCCGCACAAAGCACAGAAACGCCGCAGCAAAGCGCCGAAGCACCATCTGAAGACGCCCTGCGGGAGCGCGAGTTGGCCCTTCGTGCAGAGTACGAAGCGCGGCTATTGTCGGCGAAGCACCCGGACTGGCAGCAGATTGCAGCGTCCTCCGACTTCAACATTTGGCTGGCAAGTCAACCGCCTCAGGTACAACAGGTCGCCCGTACAAGCTGGTCCGCCGAAGAGCTGTCTGCCGTGTTGGATTTGTATAAAACGTCCGTCTCTGCGTTGTCGGAGCGGACCAAGGCCGCTACGCAGAGTGTGCGGCAGCGTCGTCTGGAGACGGCGGTTCCCGCTGCGGGTACAGAGTCCGCAGCCCCGCCAATGTCCAGCGAATTGGACGAGTTTCTGGCTGGATTCCAGTCAGTGATGAAGCAACGTCTTTATTGATAGGAGTCTTCTATGGCTACTCATGCGTATAATACCGTTACCCCTCGTATTGGTAAGCTAAAGGGGGAGATTCTCGCTCATGCCATTCCTATGGAAGTGCTCGGTATTACTGGGCAGCAGAAGCAGATACCGAAGAACAACAGCGACACCGTCGTATTCCGGCGTTACCTGCCCTATGGCGGCACCGACAACCGGTGGATCAGTACGACGAACGTCGATACGTTTGCGACTACACACCAGTTGGCCGAAGGTACGACGCCTACTGCGGATACGCTGTCTGCCGTCGATGTGACGGCGACACTGCAACAGTATGGTGTGTTGTACGCTGTGACGGATAAGCTGGTGGATATGTACGAGGACGACATTCCGTCGGAGATGAAGCGCCAGACCGGTGAGCGTCTGGGTTTGGTTCGCGAGATGGTGCGCTATGGCGCGCTCAAGGCGGCGACCAACAAATTTTTCGCCGGCGGTACGTCCCGTGATACGGTGAACTCAACCATTACGTTGAACCTTTTGCGGAAGGTAGCTCGTACGTTGCTTGCCAACCATGCGAAGCAGGTAACGTCTATTCTTGCTCCGTCGCCGAATATCGGTACGGCGCCTATTGAAGCGAGCTATCTGGTGTTCTGTCATAGCGATCTGGAACCCGCCATTCGTAACCTGGCTGGGTATAAGGGTGTGCATGAGTACGGGTCGCGAAAACCTATCCATCCGCAGGAGCTCGGTTCTGTTGAACGGTTCCGGTTCATCATTTCTCCCGAGCTCGCACCGTATGCGAACGCCGGTGCGGCCGCTAGCGGTACTGGGCTTGAGTCTACTGGTGGGACCAACGTTGATGTGTATCCTATTATCGTGGTAGGTGAAGATGCTTGGGGTCAGGTAGCGCTTCGTGGCATGGATTCGTTGGACGTTACTTATATCCCGCCTGGGTCTAAGGACAAAAATGACCCGTTGGGCCAGCGCGGTTACATTGGTGCCAAGACGTACTTTACGTCGTTGATCTTGAATCAGGGTTGGATGGCTGTGATTGAGGCCGGTGCTCCGGCGCTGTAATTAAATGGGCGCTCCCTAGTGGGAGCGCCTTATAATAAGGGGTAGATATGGCTCGAAAGACTCGTGTTGATGTGGTTACGGAAAACCTTGCGCATACGTCGGATGAGTTTGAGATTCCTGCACTTGGTGATGTGGAGCGCGAAGATATTGTTGTTGAGCCGGTTTCGACTCCGTTGACTTCGGATCATGCGCAACATCTTATTTTCATGGAAGACCTGATTACTATTCAGTTGCACGATCCGCAGGACAATAACCCGGAACCGATTGTGCCGGTTGGCGTGAATGGGAAGGTTTTGTATTTGCAGCGCGGCCGGCAGCACACCATTGCCCGGAAGTTTGTCGAAGTGTTGGCTCGTGCCCGTCGGGTGAATTATACGACGCAAGATGCCGTGACCCCGGATGGCAGCCATACGATGGTGATGCGGTCGACGACAACCCTGCAGTATCCGTTTACGGTGATCCATGATCCCGCCGGTGCCGTTGGTATTGAGTGGTTGCGGTCGATTATGAACGAGCGGGTGTAAGCTATGACGTATCTCGAACTTGTGCGGCGCCTGGCCGTCGAAGTCGGCGCTTCTGATATTATCCAAACGCTTCAAACCGCCGAGGGCGAAATTCGTCGGTTGAAACAGTGGATAGATGAGGCGTGGCTTGAGCTTCAGTTGATAAGCGACACGTGGCGCTGGCGCCTTGCAGAGTTCGATGTGCTTGTGCCCGCGGAGTCAGCTGTTGTACCGCTTACTGCGTATACGGATTTTTATAGGCCACACAAAGGAAGTGTCGTGGGTGGTGTATCGACGTTTTCTCCTTTGGGTTATGTCGAGTTTGATCGTTGGTTTGAGCTGACACGCGTTACGCAGTCAGCTCCGGGTATTCCTCGGTATTATACGTATACGACGAATGGTACGTTAGAGTTATGGCCGATTCCAGCGATTGAGTACCGTGTTCGCGGCCTTTACGTCCGAAAACCACAAGTCCTTGCAAATGACTTCGATGTTCCGTTGTTGCCGGAAGAATTTCACCCAATTCTCGTGTATAAAGCAATGATGCTTTATGCGGAGTATGAGTCTGCCCCCGAGATACACCAAGCCGGTATGATGGGTTATAATCGATTGCGTGCTTTGCTTGCTAACATTGAAGAGCCAAGTGAGTTGATAATGGAGCCACTGGCATGACCGTTCCGCAGCTTAACGCTTCTCGCGTCATGATCGACGTTATTCCTGCGACCGGCGGGTTAGATGTTGTAACTCCGCCGGTTTCTGTTGTGCCTGGATCTTTGTTGGCCGCAGAAAACTTTGTTTGTAGTGAGGTCGGTGGATATACGCGTATCAAAGGATACGAGCGTTTTGATGGGTCTTTGTCACCTTCTGATGCGACGTATGTTACCGTTACATTATCTACTCCAGCAGTTGCGAGCTTGAATGATACTTTTGTTCTTGGAGCAAAAACATATACTGTTTTGGGTGCCCGCGGTACGGAGTTGTATGTATACGGTAACGACGTTGCCGCGTTTTCACACGGTACAAACTTTACGCTGAATGACGTTACCTATACTGTAGTTGATGCGTTGTTGGTTGGCGCCGAAGATGCGGAGTTACATGCACGACTACAGTCGTTAGCGGCAAACCATCGCCGGGCCAGCATATCGCCCCCCTCCGGTTCGGGGGCTGTTTTGTCTGTTTTGGGCGCGCCCAACGATACTGTTTTAGCGTTTCGTGCAGACTCCAGTGGTGTTGTAAAAGCTTTTAAGTCGTCGCCCAGCGGGTGGGTAGACGTACCGTTAGCAATGCAGTTGCCGATAAAAAACGCAACGGTAGAGATCAAAGTCGATGATGTTATCGTTGGAGCGTCCTCCGGTGCTTCTGCAAAAGTTGTCGATGTTATTTTAACTTCTGGGTCCTTCAGTACCGCTACGCCGGGTGTTGGTATTCTCGTGTTAGACAACGTAAGCGGTACGTTTGCGGTTGATGAAAATCTTTCTCGGTCGGGAACTACTGTAGCGAAGGCGAGTGCCGCGAACGCTCGTGTGGTTATACCGGCGAGCACTTCCATGGTTGGTGTGGTTTATAATTTTGGGTCAGCCGAAGCGCTGTATTTTGTCGATCGTATTTCACTGACTATTTATAGGTATGACGGTACTCGTATTGTCGGTGTTCCGGTTACTACCACGAAAAATACTCCGTTGGTGTGTATTTTTGCGCACAAACACCGCCTTTATGTTTCTGCTGCTGCGTCTTTGTTTATTTCTGCACCCGGTAAGCCGTTTACTTTAGATGCGGTAGAAGGTGCCGCTGAAATCGGTGTTGGCGCTACTATAACAAACGTCGTAGCTGGTGGGGCGCCAGCAGAAACGTCTGCGATTGTTATTACGACAACGCATTCCTTGCATATTTTGTATGGTAATAGTGAAACCGATTGGCAATTACAAACGCTTTCCACTGATATTGGAGCGCTTCGAGATACAGCTGCAGCCGTAAATGGTGACGTGCTCTTCGCGTCTGAATCTGGTTTATATACTATTGAAACCGTTCAGCAGTTTGGTAATTTTTCTGTCAATTCAGTTTCACAGCTTATCGCCCCTCTTTATAAAGAGGTACACTCGTTAATTCGACAAGCTGTTGTGCGAGCTGATAGTAGTCAATATAGGTTGTTTTGTTCCGATGGTCGTGTGTTGGTTGCTACACAAGTACGTACCGTTTCGAATTCTGGGTCGGTGATAAAATCTTTGACGTTTTCTGTTGTTTCTTACAAGGATTTTGAAACTGAGTCGTTTGTGTATAACAACGTTTGTCGTATTGTTTCTTCAAGTGGCGGTGAGCGGTTTTTCTTGTCCGGTGGGTCCTTTGTATATGAAATTGATCGTGGAACGTCGTTCGATGGGCGTCCTATATTTGCTTATTTTATTACGGCGTTCTTTATGCGTCGCACGTTTATGTTGCGAAAACGCTATAAACGGTTGTTTTTATCTGTGTTAGCGGATTCGTATGCGACGTGTTCGGTGCAATATGACGTTTCCCCTTCTGCGTACGACGGTGGGACAAGCCGCAGTTTGATTGTAAATATGTATCCGCGGGGCACGTGGTTTGATGCGGCTTCTTGGGGTTCGTTTGTGTGGAGTGCCGGTGTTACACCAGAGTTTCGTTTGGATACTCCAGCAGCCGGTAAGGCGATGTCTGTTTTGGTGAAGTCGTTGTCTGATATGTCTGATGCGTTCACTGTTCAGGCTTTCACTGTTCAGTATACCGTTGGTAGAATGGAGCGATAGTATATGGCAAACAAGTATTATACACCGTCTGGGAACCCTTTGGATTTGTCTCGCGCTCGCGCTGTGCAGATTCGATCTGAGTTTGCGTCCATTGAGCAAGGTTTTTCACAGGTTCAGGTTGATACAAATCGTGCGATAAAGCTGCGGAATGGTGAGCAGCTTGAATTATTGGATGAGCCGTCGGCGCGCGCCGAGGGTGTTCTTGCGTTTGATTCGTCTGGTAATTTGGCACTTTTTGGTAAGTCCACAGACGCTTTACGAAAAGGAAAACTTCTTGGTTGGGATGCTACAACCGGTACGCTAAAGTATTGGGATTACGCCTCTACGATTACTTCGCCAGTAAATGCAGCGGCTGCTTCCGCAGCAGCGGCTGCTCAGAGCGAGACTAACGCTACTACTTCCGCAGCAGCGGCTGCTCAGAGCGAGACTAACGCTACTACTTCCGCAGCAGCGGCTGCTCAGAGCGAGACTAACGCAGCCACTAGTGCGACTAATGCTGCTACCTCGGCTTCGGCTGCTGCGCAAAGTGAGGCTAACGCAGCCACTAGTGCGACTAATGCTGCTACCTCGGCTTCGGCTGCTGCGCAAAGTGAGGCTAACGCAGCCACTAGTGCGACTAATGCTGCTGCCTCGGCTTCGGCTGCTGCCGCCAGCTTCGATGCGTTTGATGACCGCTACCTCGGGGCAAAAGCATCCGACCCAACCACGGACAACAGCGGCAACCCTCTTGAGGCCGGCGCGCTTTACTTCAACACGACTGCACAGATTATGCGGACGTGGAACGGGGTATCGTGGATCGATACGTATTCCGCAATAGAAGCGCACACGCATGCAGCAAACCAAATATTTGACCTCCCCCCATCGATTTCAGTCGTCGGCCCTACATCGGCCTACGCTACCACGACGGTCACGCTCACCATCACCGATTTTGACGACTTTGACACCTACAACGTCACCGCATCGCACGGCACTGTCAGCCGCTCTGGTGCGACGATCACCTATACCGCGCCGGGGACTGTGCCGGGCGGCGGAGCCGACACGATTACG